GCGGCAGCTGCTAACTCAAAGACATTTGCCGGGCGACTTGAGATCCTCAAAGTTACATTCGACGAAGCAAAAGAGTCGATCGGCGCTCGATTGCTGCCAATTATTCAAAGCCTAGTTGAGTTTATTGTCAACAAAGTCGTACCAGCTCTGGGGCGCTTTGCAGACTTTTTCAAACCAATCACAGACGCGATCAAAGATAACAAAGAGGAATTTACAACTTTCATCAACTTCATTCAAAAATATGTTGTGCCGGTATTGGTCAACGTTTTAGGCGGTGCGTTCAAAGTTGTCGGCGAAATTGCTGGCGGCGTCATAAATGTTATTGGGGCAGTTATTGGCGGACTCAATACACTGATTTCTGGAGCTGTTGCCGGTATAAATGCTTTGATCGGTCTTTACAACTCAGTGCCATTTTTGCCTAACGTTTCAAAAATCACAGCTCCAACTATTAACGTTCCAACAGTTTCAGTGCCAAACGTCACTTCAACTTCACAAGTGCCAACCGTTAGCGTGCCAAGTGTTTCTGGCGGTTCAGGTTCTACACAGACAAGCGGCGGCGGAGTTGCAGCGGCTGTTGCTGGTGCGGCTAGAGCGGGCGGTGGCTTTACTGACTCACAAAATGCAGCTCGACTCATTGCAGCTGGTGGCGCACTCACAGACTCACAGAACGCTGCCAGAATAAACCTGACGGTAAATGGCGCAATAGACGCAGAAGGCACAGCTAGAACAATCGTCAACGTTTTGAATGACTCATACTTTCGCGGTACAGGCGGCGCAGGTGCGCTGCTAGGTGCAAGCGGTTGACACAGTGGGCGCCAGTATGGCGAGTCAAGATTGCTGGCGTAGATGTAACTGACTCAGTTTTGGCCAGCCTTAATATCACTTCTGGACGCACAAATATCTATGAACAGGCGCAAGCTGGATATTGCTCAATTACGCTGATTGTCTTTAACCAAGCTGCAATTAACTACCAAATAAATGACACGCTATCGGTTGAAGTAAAAGACACAGCCGCCGTTTATCAACCTATTTTTGGCGGCTCAATCGTGGATATTGCTGTAAGCGTCTCAGAGGTCGGCTCAAGCGCGTACACGCAAGAGGTGACAATTACTGCCTTGGGCGCTCTGGCAAGGCTTCAAAAGGCGCTCACAGACGGCGTATTGACTCAGGATTTTGACGGCGATCAAATCTTGACGATTTTGTCAGAATTGCTATTGGCTCAATGGAACGAAGTACCAGCTGCCGAAACTTGGGCGGCTTATGATCCGACGACGACTTGGGCTACAGCTGGCAACGTAGGTTTGGGCGAAATAGATACACCGGGCAATTACGAGCTGGCACAGCGTTCATCATCTCGAATTGTTATTTATGACCTAGTGGCGGCTCTGGCAACTTCTGGCCTTGGCTATATTTATGAGGACGCAAATGGCCTTATTGGTTATGCAGACTCAACGCACCGAACTACTTATCTTGCCGCCAATGGCTACACCGATCTAACGGCCAATCATGCGTTAGGTCGAGGCATAACAATCAAGACCAGAGCTGGCGACGTTCGCAATGACATAACGATCAAATACAACACAAATAGCAATAACGAGGTAAACGACACAGATCCAGACTCGATCGCAACTTATGGCAATCTGTCACAGATCATTACGACAACAATTAAACATACGGCAGACGCCGAGGATCAAGCGGCGTTCTATCTTGCTTTGCGAGCCATTCCAATCCCTATTTTTGACCAAATAACTTATGCCCTAACAAATCCAGAGTTAGACGACGGCGATCGAGATAGCCTTTTAGGCGTCTTTATGGGTCAGCCAGTAGCGATTAACAATCTGCCGACAAATATGGCTGGCGGTAGATTTCAAGGCTTTGTCGAAGGCTTTACGTTTCGCGCCAGTTACAACGAATTAGCGGTCACTTTGCTCATGTCGCCTTTGGCTTATTCGCTGCAAGCAATGCAATGGGGCGACGTGCCAATCGCAGAAACGTGGTCAAGCGTGTCGCCAACTTTGGAATGGGAATATGCGACAATCGTTGCATGATTGAAAGGACAATAAATGGCTAATCCAACTACCAACTACGGCTTTGTTATGCCAAGCCCTACAGATTTGGTGACAGACTTACCGGCGGATTTTGACGTCTTTGGTCAAGCTGTAGATACGCAAATGCTGACCAATGCAAATGCTGCAATAGCAAAAACTATTATTGACGCAAAAGGTGATCTGATTGCAGCAACGGCAGCCGATACGCCTGCACGTTTAGCAGTAGGTACAAATGGCCAGATACTTACAGCCGACTCAACAGCTGCAACAGGAATAAAGTGGGCAACGCCAGCGGCCTCAGTTTCAGGCTTGACCCTAATTACAACTGCTTCACCTTCAGCAACCGCCACCGTAAATATCAACAGTTGCTTTTCATCGACTTATCAAAATTACATCGTTATAGCTAATTTAACAGGTACCACAGGAGTAGATCTTAAGAGCCGCTTGCGTGCTTCCACTACAGATGCTACTACTAATTACAATGTTCAAACCTTGCAGGCAAATAATGCTAGCGTAAGCGCAGCCAGATTCTCAGATACTAACTGGACTTCAGGTGCACTTCGATCATCAGGCAATACTTTCGTAATGCTAAACATTAGCAATCCTTTTGCGGCTGCTGAGTCTAGTTATTTTGCAAATACACAAGATCCTGCTTCACAGGCTTTAGTTGATATTCGTTCAGGTAATAACACTAACGCCACTTCTTATGATGGTTTAACTGTATTCGTAAGTAGCGGAACTATGACAGGTTCAATTCGAGTATATGGAGTCCAAAATTCATGATTAATATAATGGAAATCGATGCAATTACTGGCGAAACCAAAGTAACCGAGTTAACCAAAAAGCAGATTGACGATAGAGAAGCAGCCGCAGCAGCGGCAGAAGCAGACAAGGCGGCAGAAGCAGAAGCAAAGGCAACAGCCAAAGCAGCTTTGTTAGAACGTCTTGGCATAACTGCCGACGAAGCGGCTTTATTGCTGTCATGACTTATCCGCAAGGCACAGCCGCAGCTGTAATTGAAATTGCTTCAAAAGAAGTTGGCACAGTTGAAAAAGGCGATAACCTGACAAAGTACGGCAAGTTCACCGGCGCAGACGGTTTGCCTTGGTGCGGCAGTTTTGTAAATTGGTGCGCAAATGAAGCTGGCGTCAAAATTCCAAACATGGTCAGCACAGCTGCTGGTGCGCAAAAGATGAAGGATCTTGGCCGTTGGAAAGAAACGCCGCAAGTAGGCGATCTTTGCTTCATGGACTTCCCACATGACGGTGTTGATCGAATAAGCCACATTGGCATTGTCGCAAAAGTTGGCCTCAAAAGTGTTTTATGTATCGAAGGCAATACCAGCGGCAATGGCGATCAGCGCAACGGCGGAATGGTCATGATTAAACAGCGGTTTTTAGGCAAAGAAATTGTTGGTTTTGGTCGGCCAAAGTACGCAGAATATGCTGGAGAATTGCCAGTTGTAGAGCTGCCAAAGGTAGCCAAAAAGGAGAAAACCAAGTGAACGAATTAAAGCCAATGCTGGCCAGTTATGCTCGATCATTTATTGCTGCAAGCCTTGCCGTTTATATGGCTGGCGTGACAGATCCAAAAGCAATTTTGTCTGCTGGAATAGCAGCTGTTGTTCCGGTACTCATGCGCTGGTTAAATCCTAACGATCAGGTTTATGGTCGCAAGTGATCCAAAAACTGCAAGCGGCAACGCTGGCGGTGTGCCTTCTGTTGGCGTTGTCGTCTTGCGGTTATCAGGGCTATACGCGCTATCCATGCCAAGAATTTGAGAATTGGGAAAATGATGAATGTCAACGACCAAGGTGCGAAGCGCAAGGCGTCTGCACAGAGGACTTACTTGGAGACATTATTAAGCCACAGCCAAAATCGCCCTAGATACCAAAAGCGTTTATCGCCTGAGGATATAAAAGCCAGGTTGATTTTGTTTATTGGCATGACTTTGTCGGTGGTGTTCTTGATCGTAACTCTTGGAATTACCTACGCGCTGATATTTGTGACTCAACCAGTAGCCGCTCAAGCGCCAAATGACGCGGCTTTTATAGACTTGCTTAAAACGCTGGCGATTTTCTTAACTGGATCTCTTGGCGGTGTATTGGCTTCCAATGGCCTGAAGGATAAATCGAGCAGCGACACGCCCAAAACCACGCCTAATCCTTGACCTTGTCAGACTATTGCTTCATTCTGTTATCAGGGAGCGAAGCACAGTAGCTCTCTGAACGGGAGCAATTATGTTAGTGACAATAGATATAGGCTGGATCATGTTGGGCTTCTTGGCTACAACAGTGTTGTTTTACACGTTAGGCGTTAACGCTGGTCAAGCCAATGGCTACATGCGCGGACGTGCCGCCGGTATTAAACTAGGCAAGCTAATCAAGGAGCAATCATGAGCTTCTTAGATAACTATGAAGGCGTTGCCGAGCGAATTAAACGCTTTTGGGCGACCTATCCAACAGGCAAAATCCACACGTCGATTGTTGACGTGGACATAAAGTCTGGTTACATCTTGGTTGAGTGCCGCATATATAAAAAATACGAGGACGAGCAGCCAGCAGGTATTGACTACGCATTTGGCAATGTTGCCACCTACAACGTCAACATGAAAAAATGGTTCGTTGAGGACACAGTAACTTCTGCAATAGGACGTTGCGCAGGGCTGGTCTTGGGAACAGACACAAGGCCGACTCAGGAGAATATGCGTCAGGCCGAAAACATTGACGTTCAAATGGTCAAGGAAAGTGCGCAGGACGTTGATCTTTGGGCAACTTCGATAAGTGAGGATCTTGTGCCAGCAGCTATGGCAATCGAGCAGATCAAATCACAGCTGGGCGGCGTACAGGTAGCAGCTGCGCCAATCTGCTCACATGGTCACATGATCTGGCGTTCAGGCGATAAGAATGGCAAGGCGTGGGGCGGTTACATGTGCGTTGAGAAAACCAAAGCCAAGCAATGTGCGCCGCGTTGGTTCATGCTTGGCTCAGACGGCCAGTGGAAGCCACAGGTGTAGTCATGGGCGACTTTGAGATGATTAACCTAAACACAGGTGCGCGTTTGCGTATCGACAAGGACGGATCAGAGCTGCGAGATGAGGTCATTCCACCGGCAATCGAATGGTGCGATAAAGGCCAACACTATGCGCCCAAAATGGGCGGTCGTGATGATTACAACATTTTGTGGATCTGTCTGGCGTGCCAACAATGATGATCAAAATGAAAATATCAGACGCAGATGAATGGGCGATACACAATCGAGCTGCTCAGGTCGTTTTCTCGCTTGATGATTTAAGTCGAGTCCAGCGATACAACGCCAAGTTAAACAATTATGAACGAGTCACAGAGTACGCAGAGTCTCTTGGCGCGGAAATGGTTGTCGCCCGGTACTTCGGCCTTGACTATGACGTCAATGTCTCCAATGGCAAACGCAATGCAGATGTTGGCAAAGGCATTGAGGTCAAGTGGACTAGCTACATAAATGGCTCTTTGATCGTGTATCCAAACGATCGAGTAGATGATGTTGCAGTGCTTGTCGTTGGCAGATCGCCTGAGTATTACATTGTGGGCTGGTTGCCGGTAAAGCAAGCCATGCAAAAGCAATTTAAGAATAGCCAGCAAGACAGCTGGTGGGTCAATCAAGACAGCCTCAATCCGATCGGTGATCTGGTAAGGAGCAGCTATGCGTCAACTCATATTTGATTGCTCGATCTGCGCAAAGCTTTACGGTGACGGCCGCAGGTCGCACTTACTATCCAAGGGCAAAGAGCTATCGCTTCATGAGTGGTTCAGCCAATGTTCGGGCTGTGGATCATTTGGGATTAAATTAGTTGATGAAAGCTTGGTGAGAGACGAATGAGAACCGAGATCAAACATGTCTGCGATTGTGGCAAAACCTTCAACATTGACAGCGCAAGGCCTTTGGTTGCTGTAACTATCTTGCAAGTCTCGATAAAGAACCATTCTGAGAATTGCGAGAAGGCCTGTGGATAACCTGTGGACAACACGCCCAAGCCTATGCTTAAAACCTGTGGATAACTCTGGCCTACTTGACTCGCTGGTGTACGCTGGAGCATACAAGTCGCAGGAGATTTTATGACTTTCAGACAGAATGATTTTGACTCTTTCAGATTAATCATTAAAAGCAAAATAAAAAAAACTGTGCTGTTATCAGTAATCGCAAGCGCAGTAATAGGCCAAAGCTCTGCCTACGGCGTCGATTACCGGGACGCAATCAAACTATATGCACACAGCCAGATCGTAAATGACAGCCAATATCAGTGCTTTTACAAGCTAATAACAAAGGAAAGTAATTGGCGAGTAAATGCAAAAAACGGTAGTCATTACGGTATTGGTCAAATGCGCAATGTTAAGTACAAAAACCTAGACGGTTTCAAGCAAGTCGATTGGTCAAAGCGATACATTGAGAACCGGTACGGATCTATGTGCAATGCTTGGCGCTTCTGGTTAAAGAATGGATATCACTGATGTCAACCAAGAGTGCAAGAGCTACAGGTGGAAACACTAGGGCTTGGCGCAAGATCAGAGAACGGATACTGATACGTGACGGCTATTGCTGCCAATACTGCGGCTCTGAAAATGCCACAACAGTTGATCACGTCATGCCGATAAGCAAAGGCGGAACTGATGAGCCTGACAACCTTGTCGCTGCATGTACTAGGTGCAATTACTCAAAAAATGACAAGGTAGGTCAGTTTTTTGGACAGCCTAGAACAC